CTGATCTGCCGGTGCATTGTCCAGAAGCTGTTTCACTTTGTCTTTTACTTCCTGGCTTAAATCTTCAATCCTCATTCTTCATTTCCTCCTAACCAAAAAATGCACCCCAACCGGTGCTATCCTTTTCTTCCGTCTTTTCTTTTTTCTTATGAGTCAGCTGATAGAACTCAGCTAACTGCTTCTGATGCTCATTTCTGCTTTTCAGCTCCATCTGAAGTGCCTTGTTTTCTTTGATTACCTCCTGCAGTTTCATATCCGGATCTTCCACCTTCTGCGCAACGCCAATCTCATCGATCAAGCCATACTCCAGAGCCTTCTGTGGAGATAAGGTTGTAGTCTTATGCATCATCTCCCGGAGCTCTTCTTCTGAAACCGTAGCTCGCTGCATGAACAGAGCCACACAACTGTCCATTGCTACATCCAGATTGTCTGCTTCTGCCCTCAGATCTGCTGCATTTCCTGTAACTGTCTCCCACATATCATGAATAATGGCTGTTGTTCCCTGTCCCATGATACGCTTATCACACGCCTGCAAAATTGTAAATGCGATAGAATGACATCCGCCCATTACAATTCCCGTCTTATAAGATCCATGCTGTTGAAGCATGTTGTAAATGGCTGTCCCCTGGTCCACACTTCCACCATTGCTGTTGAAATAGATCTTAATCTCATCTGTTTCTGGAATGGCATCCAGAAGTTCCTTGAAATGCTTGGCTGATGTCTCAGAGTCATCATACTGCCATGTATCCCAATTGAACGGACCGATTTTTCTAATCTCATCAAAAATGAAAATCTCATGCACGTTATCCGTTTGCTGGAATCTATACACAACTTTTTTCTGTTCCATGTTCTTTTCCTTTCCCTGTTATTACTGTTTAACGGACAGCTCCGAGATAATTGGATCACCTCCTATGAATCAGGTTTCTTGTGCCGCATTGTTGCTTCCCTCCCCTCCGTAATTCTTTGTCAGAGCTCGCTCTGTACTGAATTCTGTATTGAGTAACGGATATCCGACCATCCCTCTGATTTCGTCGAGATGGAATCCAATTCCTCTGAGTTTATCAAGATTTACTGCACTGTCTACAACATCAACATGCTTAAAGCGTGCAAGCCATACCATGACTTTCTCGTTTTTACTGCAGTAATCATCCTCTCCTACAACATAAGCTGTCAAAGTATCATTTATCACTTCTGCTACCGGACTGACAGCATATGTGATAAATTCATTTGTTGCATCTGATTTTTCTGTGATATTGCCATTAAATACAGCCTCTGGAATGTCAAAAGCATTTGCCACCTCGTTATTGATCTGCAAAGCCATCTTTGCCAGTTCTTCAGCTTTCACTGTTGTATTTATTTGCATCTGTTCCACGGATACATTCTCTTGTTCTGTCAAAACTTCAAGGGTATCTGACGTCAGTAGTTTTTTAATTTTTAAAACATACTGGTCTTTTGTCATTACCTTGTCTGTACCATCTGCCTGCTTTTCTCTGAATGATAATGCATTCGTTCCAAGCTTCAGTTTGAATCTTGGTTGGCTGGACAGCTGCATCATTGCATTAATGGAATCCATCGTCTTATCAAATTGCCCTACTACATTCTGTAAGTACAATCGGATCCTTGCATTGTCATATCTTAGATGAATCACTTCATCAGATTGAAATGTGCTGGAAATTGTAAGATTTTCACCTCCGCAGCTTAACATCGCATCTTTGTAAACTCGCTTCAGCATCACTTCATTTGTGTGTGACCATGATGTTGCTCTGTAATATTTACCATTTAGCGGAATAATCAGAGCTTCTTGTTCTGTTAGTAGCTGCTTAACCACTTCCGTCCAGAACACTGTTCCGCATTCATGGTCATTTGGCTGTACATTTAGCCTGTATTCTTTCTTATTTTTTTCTTTGCTCTCCGTCTGGATCAGTATGTCAGACTTCGCTATTGCCTTGGCGATCATCATAATTGCTTTCTCAATGGCAAGCTTTGAAAGATTCAGCTTTTCCATGTCAACTGCAATGATTTCTGCCAAAGACTGTATCTCTTTGTTTCTATCTTGGAATAAAAAATCAAACATTTTCTCTTTCTCCTATTAAACATAGATTATCTGAACTTCCAGCTCATCCTTGCAGAACATAGCCACATCGAAGGCCATAAATCCATCATTTTTTCTCAATTTCGGTTCTATCTTGCCGAAATTTTTATTTCCAAACTTATCCTCGCTCACGCTTGTGTTATTCGTGTACCACCGCATGATTGCTGATGGTCCGAAGTTGATCATCCCCTGTGAGAACATGGACTGGATGAACGGTGCGATGATCCCAGTGGCTGATGTTATCTTTCGAATCAGTCTGACAATGCCATGTGGATTCTTCTTGTCTTCAATAGAAATTTCTCTTTCTTCAAAGGCTTGCTTGAATAATGTGTATCTGTATGTGTCCATTGCAATTTTCTTTATATCAAAAATTCGCATCTGTTCCATGCACCAGTCAACAACCAGATTCACATCAATTACTGGTCCAGGAACAACTTCAAAGTCCTCAAATTCTGCTTGTCCAGCATTTCGCAATGGAAATTTAATAGAATCAATAAACGGAGAGTCTGCACAGATCCATGTGCGTTGTCTCCATATCCATTCTCCATCATCTGTCTTGGTCAGAACGCCCGCTGATACGAAGTCGCGCACATCCGCATAGTCAATGCCGATCACTGCTGCCTGTCCTCGCGTATCCAATGTTATCCGCGGAATTTTTCGTTCCAGTTCTTCCATTGTCTCGCCTTCATAACATGCTCTCAGGACATTTTGCCATGTTGTGACCGTCTCCTCTTCCTTTCGTGCCGATCTGTCCATTCGTTTTGTAATAAATTCAGCACGCTTTGACGGAATCTTCTTCATTTCCAGATAATCATGCATGATCTGATTCGCAAGAATCGGCATGTATTCCATTGAAGGGTTGGCCTTGTGCCATGCCTCCGGATCATCGATTTCTTTCATGTCATCAATCTCGCAAATGAACGGGAAGTACCCTAGCAGATTCTCTCCCGTCTCCAAAATCTCAGCGCACATTGCCGAAATTTCATCTAGTGGACCGTCTCTGACATATCCATCTGTTGTGATAATAAACTCTCTCGAATGCTTGACCTTACCAAAAGAGGATTCAAATACATTGATCTGGTCATAGTTCTCGTAGGCATGGATTTCGTTCAGGACAAGACATCCTGTTCGCTTACCATCCTTGGTCTTTGCGTTCGAAGTGTTGTATTTCATCTCCGATCCTGTTGCCAGGTTCGTGATAAGTTCCTTTGTGACCGAAAACTTTCCCTTGAATTTTGGATTATCATGTAGCATGTCATAAGCTACCTTGAATGTGTCCTTAACCTGGCTCTCTGAGTTCGCCACAATTTCAACATGGTAATTTTTCACTCCGTAGAGCGGAGTCTGAAAGAAATTTACCAGCGGCACGATGAATCCATCTTTACCATTTCCACGTCCTTCCTTGATGAAGAACTTTGAAAATACTGGAATGTCATCCACATACATAAATGCAAAGGCATAAATGAACTTTTGGAATGGAAATAATTCGTAGTAATTTGTTTTGCAGTACTGTAGACAGTTCCTATATGTTTTTTCATCAAAAAAAACATCGTTTCGCTTCAATGTCGGCTTCACGATGTTTTCTATCAGCAATTTTCTCTTTTTATTTATCCATTTCGGATGCTCTTCGGCATATTTGAGATAATAATCAATCTCTTTACAGATAACCATCTGTAGGATTCTCCGGCTCTGGTACCGGCTCTTTCAACTTCAGATCTGCCAGGATCTTCAGCATAGTGGCCGTAGTTTTCTGCAAATTGACAACGCTTTCGTTCGCTTTTTCCACCGTCATTCCATTCCCGTTCACGGTCTCATATCTCAACCCTTTGCTCTTAATATCTGCTATTAGTTTCTTTTTCAATGACCAGTAATATATATAATCATTCACTAGATCCATGTAGAATTCTGCACTCATTCCACGTAGTTCCAGCTGTCTAATCAGCGACATTTTTACGTCTTTTTGTGTCAATTTGCTCACCTCTTTTCGCTCAAATCATGCCTTTTTCGTAACTTTTTTTGCTAAAAAACACGGGTTTTTATGCCCGTGTTAAAAAATTTCTTCTTAAAGTAAATTTTAAAATCTGATACCCTTACCTTTTTCACGCGAGATTTTCATTTTTCTCCAGAGTCATGGCTACATCCCCGTTCTTCACTCAGGAAAAATCGCTGAGAATTTACCGGGGGGGTCTATTTAAAAATTGAGGACAGCTGCGGACTCGAACCGCACATGCGACGGCTTGCACCGTCCGCTTGTCTCCTCCTAAGCTATGTCTGCCCTCAGTGTAGCTACCATCTTTCTTCGCTCGCAAGCTTCTTCTTTCTTTGGAATCTTCTTGGAGTCCTTCCATGTCGCAGATTGTGACACTTCACACACAGACTGATCAGGTTGTCATCTTCCAACCCTAGCTCCGGATGCTCTTTTAGTTCAACAATATGATGCACCTCTTCAGCTCTTCTGATCTTTCTGTCTTCTCCTTGCAGGATGCGGCCCGCTGCCACTGCATCCTTTAATCTCTTTCTGCAGTCCTGGCACTCATAGTGATCTCTCTCAAGAATCTGCATCCTCTTATGTTTCCATGCCGCTGCATTGTAAAATGCTTTTGCTTCTCTGTCTGTCATTTTCTTTCCCTCACGCACAAAAGACACCCGCTGGCATTCAGGTGTCTTTTCCAAGGAGTATTGTAGAAGTATCTGTCCGTCTTTCGACAATACCATATTAGCATGAGCAAAACTCCAGTGAACTCCACTCTTTAATTAATTTGAATCTTTTTCAGTGCTCTCCCATGTAACTCGTAGATCCAGCTCTCACTGTATTCCATGAGTTGTGCTATCTTCCACCACTCAAATCCTTTGATATACCTGTAGAACATAACATCTCTTTCGTCCTGATCATCTAACTCATTAATTCTGTATTCTATGTCCTTATAGGTCTGTACCTGCTTTACTCCCTCTTGATACAGCTTGTCCTCTCTTTCCTGAAGAGCTGCCGCGTAAGAACTTAGATCGCTTTGATTGGATCCATGTGGCATCCCATCATTATTCGATGAAGGATACATCTTCATGTTCCTGATCTCTTCAATCTCTAATTCGATCCTCTTGATTCTCTTCCCATGTTTTCTGTATGCCCTGAGATAGGTTTTCTTCCTGTCGTTCTCGTTTTTTACATTGTTCTCTTCCAGTCTCTTCTCCATTGGCATCATCTCCTATCTTGTACTTCCTGGCTATGTACTCCGTTACATCACCATGCCACAACTGCTGCCCTTGTGTTTCAATCAGCTTTCCTGCCTGGTATGCTGGTCGATGAAGCTTCTCGCTTGCCTTCCGATCCGGTGGATGCTCTGCCATAGCAGCATAATGTTCTTTTTGGTTCTGCTGGATTTCCGCAGGACTCCAGCGTGTGTCTGTACTTCTTTTCACTGTTCATCACTTCAATCAAGAGCCTGCCCGCAAAATTTGCAGCGTGGGCACGATGCTTGTCCGTTCCATGTTTCAATCTTCTTTTGTCTCTGCTTCTCTAATGCTTTAACTGCCATTTTCTTTGCTTCGATGTTTTCTTCGCTGTTGGATGTATCCAACCCCTTAATGATTCTGATTGCATTTTCAATATTCAACTTTCTTTCTCCCTGCTATGTAATCCAAAGACACATTATATATATCTGCATATTTGATTGCTTCTCCTAACGTCAGCCCTTTCCTTCCTGTTTCAAGATCTTGCAGTCTTTCCTCCTTCATGTCTAGCTTGACTGCTGCCTCTTTTCTTGTCAGTCCTCTGATTTTTCTTAGATACTTCAGACGGTTTCCTGTTGTTCCTACCGGTCGTAATATAACCATTGTAATCAATCCCTCCTTTCACGTCCCATGCACAAATGTCGCAATCTTCAGGACATACATTTGCCTTTATTGCTCTTTTGCACATCTCCATTCTTGTTCTTATGTCTTCCTCGTAGTCCTTTATAATTCCAAGTTTCCTTAGAATCTTATAAAACAGTGACTTTTTTCTCACGTCTCTTTTTTCCTTCCGTCGTTCTTTCCATTTCCGCAGCCACTCAAGCTGTGCTTGATCCTCTTGCTCTCGCCTTGTCATTTTCCAACCTCGCTTAATCTGCTCCATGCACATTCTCCTCTTCTAACAGTTCAGGATTGTCAAATGCGTTGCCGACAACTTCCATCTCATTTAACTTGATATACGTGTCCGTAAGTGGCATCGAATAACAGAACGGCTCGCATTTACTTAATTCATCCGTTGGAATCACTTCATAATGCCATCCAATTACACTGTCTATCACTTCTTCGCTTTCTACTTCTATGACGTTAAACTCTCCGAATACTGCTTTTACAAGATCATCCGGATTACCATGACACATCAAAATGTCGTTTTCCCATATTTCCTCGCCTTTTAAATCAGTCAAATTCGCATATCGGCAAATCGTATTTTCATCAACAAGGAATTCACCCTCGAGACTTTTATCGTAAATATAATCCTTGTCACTAAGATAGCCATGTACCCATGTCCCATTAAGATGCTCATTACCTGGAATTGCATGAATATGTTTCGCTCTGAAAAGTATTTCTCTATTCATAATATTCAACTGCCTCCAACTTTTTTCTGATTTCTTCTCTGATATTTTCATGCAACTCATTTAAATCCCATCCGTCAGCGTATGTAAATAATATATCTTCACCATCTTCCGTAAATGGTAAACCTTGCGCTACCCAAAACTTTGTACAGCTATCAAAACCAGTATCTTTGAAAATCTCGCAGTTATACAATTCTTCTAACTGCTTTTTAGAATATTTATTCTTCATCTCTCCCACCTCGCTTAACTACCGGAATATCCGAGAATACCACAGTAGCTCTCTCGTTTTCGGATGCCGCTACAATCACAATCTCTATGTCATCATATCCAAGCATAAATTCCGGAATGAGGTAGATTCCGTACTGCTCGACAGCTCCGTGATTATTTCTCATGTAGTTAGATACAAATTCTAACTTTTCATCCAACAGATTGTGCGCTTCCTCTTCATCGTACCGCTTTGTCAAGTGTGTGATTGCCTGCTCTATGCTTAAACTTCCTGTCCACCAGAAAAACGGCTTAATTTCTTCGATATACTCAAACTTGCTATCTGCTATAATCTCTTTCATCTGTTTCTCTCCTTCCGCTTCATCCACCTTACGCATTTTCTTGATATATTCACGGACTGTCTGAACCGTTGAAAGCACTCCGTCATAAAATGGATCGATTCTTTCATGCTCTGCAATTGTTGCTTTTGTTTCCTCTTCTGCCTGATCCAGCCAATCAACCAAATCTCTCGCGTCTCTTTCTGTCATATCTTCTCCTTCTTTCCATTTCATCTCTCTCTTCGCAGTACATTAATCCCACATACTGTCCATAACTCATTCCTTCCTGTCTTGCTTTTGCATTTATCTCAGCCAGCTCGCTTTTCCAAGCTGTTGATCTCTGTCTTTTTGGCACTTACCTGCTCCTTTCTCCTCCCTGCCGCATCCAGGGAGGAAATCCTTTGCCTTCATGTTACAGTTTGTGACATACTTTATCTCCACGCCATTCAGCGGAGGTAACTATAAATAATTTTTCTTATACCTTGCTGTCCATTCTTCTCTTGTGTGTGTCTGCTCATATTCTGTCTGTGCTATTCTGCAGAGTAGTTCCCGCATTTCTCGGTTATTGTGGACCGCTTCCGGTCCTTCTTTGTGATGGTTCCGACACAGATCTACCTTGAGTCCATCTGCCTCAGATAGTTCGCGCTGTCCGGATCCGAACATGATATGATGTTCCTCTGTGTACTTCTTGGAAGGATCGTCATAGAGTATCAAACAGAGATAGCAGACTCCCTTTCTACTCTTGAGGATGCTCTTTTTATGTGATTTCCTTTTTTTCTTGCAGGCTAATTTCGGAAATGCCATGTCTGAATAATCGATGCTCATAAGATATACACCCCAACTAAGTTTTTCGGATCTCCTTGCATTCGATCAAACCATATGCACGGTTCGCATACTCCTTCAATGTCTTTTCTCAGCTCTTCTGCGGAATCTGCCAGCATGATAATGTTCGTCGGACTGCTGCAAGCATAGACTCTCGCAACATATTTATCCGGTATATCCCGCGGGTGCTTATAAATTGCAATCGATGGTATCGCTATCGCTGATAAGTCCACCTCTCGAAAGCTATGGATTATTTTGTTATTTACTGAGTTCTTCTCCATTTTCATCCACCTCTTCTTCTAACCATTTCTTCCAATACTCTGCCGAGTTCAACATCATGTGAGGCATCTCTTTCACGGACGCTGCCATGTACAGTGCCATCTTGTATGATTCCATTGTCTTCATGTATTCCCATCTGCTGCCGGCCGGATTCTGTTCTTCTTCGGACTTATCCACCGGTTCTGAATCGGCTCCCGCTTCTGTGTTTCTCGCATTTTCTTCCATCTGCTCTGAATTATCCACAGGTTTTTCCACAATCTCCACAGGTTCCGGCATTGCACTGGTGCAATTTTCCTCCTTGTTCTGTATTTCCGGCGTTTCTCCTGCTTCCGGAAGCATTTCCGGAAAATCTTTCTCAATCTCTGTCTGTCCCGGAATGTCGTTTGGAAGCTCTACCTGTTTCTCCGTCTCCTGTTTCTCCGGTTTTTTCGGTTTTGGCAGCTTCGCCTTCACTACCTTTGACTCTTTTCTCTTCTCTTTCTTCGGTTGCACTGGTGCAATCCGTTCTTTTTCCGGATATTTCTGTCCGTAAAGTTCCTCCCAGTTCTGTTTTGCATCTTCCTGTTCTGTGATCAGGACGAGATAGCTTAAAATATTCTCCCAGGCAAACTTTTCTTTCAGTCCTTGTCTTACAACCTGCAGTATAACCTCGTCCTTCTCATCGTTTAGATAGAGCATAATTCTTCCGCAGCCTTGTGGTCTTACACTGTATAGCTTGTCCCCGTCCGGTGCTAACACCTCTTTGATCCGTCCTGTTCCTACGCTTGTTCTGACTGCCTCATGCAGCTTTAGATACAGTTCCGGTTCATCCATGCAGATCTGATGGATTGCTTTTTCCAGATTGTCGAGTTCTTTCTGTTCTTCTTTCTCGCCTTCCAAAATGACTTCGATATCTGTGATCTTTTCTTCGCTTTCTATCTCTTCTTTAACCGCCTGAATCTCTGACTTGCTGTATGCCGGTGTCAGCTCTTCTGCTACGCTTTCCGGAAGCGTCAGCATCAGTGCCAGCTTCGCATAGCCAAATCCTTTGTAATGCTCCTGCAGTCTCGGAGAGTAGCCACCCTCTGAGAATCTGTCATTGATTCTGATGTACCTTGATACCTGTGTAGCTTCAAGCTTGTATTCCGCCCAGGCGAATTCGTTTACATTGTTGTATCTGGAATTCTTTAAGATATCTGTATCTCTTCCCTGTTTCAGTAAATATCCTGTCATAACAAAATCTTCCACTGTTCTGTTCAGGACGGTGTTCATTGCTTTTTTATATTCTTCATAATCCTGGTACTGTACTAATTCCATCAAACTGCCTCCAGTTCTTTTTCTATCTCTTCTGCTTCAAGGAAATCTTCCGCCAATCCCTGAAGGACTCTTATATTCTTTTTCTCTTCCAGCTCTGCAATATTGGCTTCTCTCTTGATCTTACTGATCTTGGCCAACTTCTTATCTTCCTCTGTCAGACGTTTCCTGATTGCCTTCTGCCATTCTTTCAGGAATACCCGGATTTCCTCGATTCCCGGTTCTTCGTCATAATAGCTTCTGTGCTGTCTGATTGTGCCTCCCGGCTCTACTTCGATCGTGTAAAACGGGATTCGCGGTGCTTCCTGTCTTCGCAGAAAACAGATATATGTCTCTCTGCTCTCGATCCTGTCAAAATATCGTTCACTGCTGCCGGCACAATGATGCAGCGCACGTCCTTCTTTCACGATATCCACTAACGTGTTCGGTACAATGATCTTATACTCTTCATCTTCGTACTCGTATCGGCTCTTGATCTCTTTCAGGATTCCTTCTGCTTCCGGAAACTTCTGCCGCATCTCCTGTGCATATGCTTCTTTTCCCTCTGCATTGTTTTCCAGTTCTTTCAAGATCTGTATCTGCTGCCGGTCTACAACAACTTCATCATGTCTGCGTTTTAGCTCTCTTGGACGATAGACCATCTCGTCAGCCATATTTTTGCAACATGCCACGCACATACTGAGATAATCTTTATATTCTTCAAGAACGGCTTCTGCCGTCATTCCTGCATATTGTTCCTTTTTCTGCCTTTCGATGTAGTTCATGATTTTCTGTGGACTCATATATTTTTCCAGTTCCCGGATACCGCTCGGTTCTATCTCATTCTTTATCATCCACTGCACCGTCTCTTTCGAGATCTTCTGCCCTGCCTCGTCCGAATACTGCATCCAGCGTACCATTCTGTTCCCACCATGTTCGTCGCGGATCCGGTTGATCTTCTGACGGTCTTGGATTCTGAACATTCCCTCAATGCTTTCCTCTCTCATGTCCAATGGTCCGTAGTACTGTAATGGATATCCCGGATAGTCTGTACAGTCAACCGTATCTCTCAGCAAATTCCAAAAGTGTCCTTTTGCCAGGTACTCAATCTTCTGTGCATATCCTTTCATCTGTCCCGTCCCTGCCACAAGTCTGTTGTAGTTCAGTTCCTTTCCCATCTTTGATAGATACTCCAGGACTTTCGTTGCTTCGCTGTAAGTGGTCCCGTCTAATATCTGGCCGAATTCTCCCGGATACAAGTAACCTTCTCTTGCTCTTAAATTTTTCCGGTTTCCTTTTGTCCATCCTTCCCAATGGTCCTCATAATAAATCTTGTATGTTTTCTTTGTTTTTCTGTTAGAGTAGACCTTGTACAATAAGATTCTGATTTCATCTCCAAGCTCTACATAATGTCTTCCATTATCCCATCCGACCTTTGCTTCTATGATCCGAAGCACGCTTGTATCTTCATCTACCGGCTGGATGAGATAGCAGCTCTTCCATTTCTGTTCGATATGGTCTGTTCTTGTCTTTGCCCTCACCAGTTTTCCGCAGGAAGGGCAGAATACCATATCATTGTGCCGGATCTTCTTTTCTCCATCCTGTCGTTTGATTTCTTCCGGCCAGCTGGATTCTCCGCAGTTCGTGCAGACAAATTCTTTCGTTTCCCTGTTCCGGAACATGTAATCCTCTCCTGCTGCCTGTTCAAAAAACCATTCTCTTAGATTCTTCGGACGACCTGGAACTTTTCTCATCAGATTCATGAGTTTTATTTTCCGGTTTGTTTCACATCTTTCCCTAATCTCGCTGTTATAGCTATGTTCCAATCCGTTGATTCTCTCCCATGGGCTGTTGTTCCACGCTCTGTGTTTAATCAATCTTTTGATCCTGTTGGCGTCTTTCTCCTGCAATTTCGGATAATCGTCATATGTTCTCCATTCCCAATCTCGCCAGTCCTCGTTCAGTGCATTCAGGATACCGCCTTTTCTCCAACCATGCTGCTCTTTCCAGTACTCATGTTCCCCTGTCTCATAGTTGATACAGTACCGCACCAGCAGTTCCTTCGCCTGATAGATATTTAGGATCAGGATTTCCCCCAACTCCTGCAGCGAGGCTGTAAGTCCTTTTCCTTCCGGTTTCTTTGGTTTGATCCGTTCAATCGCTTTTCGTTTCATTTCTGCACCTCCACCCATTCTCTTTCTTCTGTCATGGAATAGATCTG